CTATTATTGAGAACCATGTACGAGGTATTAACCCGATTACGGGAGCAGTCTTAGACAATGGGGTATATTATGGTAATAATATACTACCACACGAAAAAGATTTAACTTTTGAGGAATTACGCTTGAAACGCCAAGCATTAGAAAACCAATTAAATGAACTCCAAGAACAAGCGGTCACTTCTGACCAAGAAACAGTTCCAACAGAGACTTCTACAACTACAGGAACTAACGAACCACCAGAGGGAACAGCTGTATAAAAATACAGCAATGTATTACGCTCCAGATTCAATCGAAAACATTGAATGGTAATACAAAACACAACGTAAAAGGAACGCGGTGACGTCCGCGGTTCTTTTGTGTTGAACAAGCGACCAACGGGCGCGCGATAGAAAAGCATATAACACCCTTGTTATATATATGCGCATTGACACCAAAAACAAAAAAAACGCGAAAACGAACTAAACGAAAACGCGAAAACAAAAAAAAAGTGTCAAAGCAAAAAAAATAAAAAATGGAAAAAGGAAAACGCTCAGTTTTACACATTCACGCACTGCGGGAAATAACAACACAAAATAGACTTCTAATTTTAGAACGTCAAATGTTTCACCAAAACGGAACTCAAGGTAAGTTAATAATGGGAAACAAAACATGGGATACAATAGAACTCCCATGGAAAGAAAACCAAAAAAACATATCATGTATACCCTCTGGTACGTACACATGGCAAAAAATAGTAAGAACAAGTAATAAACAACCAGCACTATACATAAGAGATGTAGAAAACAGAACAGAAATACTAATTCATGAAGGAAATAAACCTTCACATTCGGAAGGGTGCATATTATTGCACGATTACAGAAAATTTCATAGATTAGTAAATAATAAAGGTTTAATAGTAATAATATGACACCAGAGGAATTAGCTGCAATACAACAAGCGGGGCAAGTAGTACAGGTAGGCATGCAAGATGGTAAAAACCTAAAAATGTATAATAAACAACGCAAAGACAATCTTAACGATTGGCATAGACAAAATTTTTACAATTCGCCTGTACAACAAATGGCGAGATTAAAAGAAGCAGGTTTAAACCCTGCACTTATGTACGGTAAAAGCGGTGGAACAGGACAAGCAATGTCACCCGTACCAAAAACAGAGATGGCAACAGGAGTAGTTCCAGATTTAAATACTGGATTATCATATGCACAATTACAGCTTATGAAAAGCCAACAAGATAACGCAGACAGTCAAACAAACTTAAATACACTAAAAGGAGCAACAGAAGTACAAAATACAGCACTGGTTAAAGAACAAACAGCAAAAACAGGTGCAGAAGCCACATCAGCAAAAGAAACTGCAAAAATCGCAGAAGAATTAATAAACGCGAGTTTAAACGCTCAGTTAGCAGATACTGAAGGTACACAAGCAAGAACACAAGAAACAAAAGCAAAAACTAAAACTTTAGACGCAACACGCGGATTAACAGTAGAAAAATTTAAAGCCGAAGTAGCAAACTTAAACAAATCAATACAAAAAGCAGATTTCGATATAAACCTTACTAAAGCAATGTCAGACAAGGCATATGCAGATCGTAAGCTTACAGAATTAAAAACAATTAGAGAACAATACAAGAGTAATCAAGAACGACAAGGATTACCAGTAGATGCAAGTCTCATAGGAAACTTAAACGCCATGATTAAATGGATGTTAGATAAATTATAAAAATAAAAAACAATGGATTACAGCAAAAGCGTAGGATTAAACCCTAAGTACAACACATTCGATTTATCACACGATAAAAAACTAACCATGAAAATGGGAGAAATTATCCCAGTAATGGCAATGGACGTACTACCAGGAGACAAATTTACAATTGAAAGCTCACACTTAACACGATTTTTACCATTAGTAGCACCAGTAATGCACCAGGTAAAAGTAAAAGTAAGATACTTTTTCAGCCCAAATAGACTAGTATGGAATAATTGGGAAGACTTCATAACAGGTCCAGAGTCAGTATCAGACACAACAGAACCAATACACCCAACAGTAATAGCAAACGGAGTACCTAGTACACTTGCTGATTATATGGGTATTAACACGGCAACACATGCCGCGGCACAAACGGTTGCAGTAAACGCACTACCATTTGCACACTATCAATTCATTTATAATGAATACTTTCGTGACCAAAATTTAGTAGACGAAAAATCTTACAAATTAACAGATGGTAACAATGCCGTAGGGGATTTATTAAATAAACGCCGCGTGGCATGGCAACACGATAGATTCACAAGTTCATTACCATTCACACAAAAAGGTCCAGAGGTAACATTACCAGTTGTCGCTGGTGATATCGGTATATCACAATTACGTAATATGTCGGGCGGTTTAATATCAGGAACTCAAGATGTATTATCAGTAGCCGTACCACCATTAGCGGGTGGTCATTTAGCCTCTGCCGCAGGTGGGGTAACTACACCTGCTCAAATGATTCTTCGTGAAGAAGATTTCAACCCAGCAACAATTAACCAACTACGCGAAGCATTCGCTATACAAAAATGGTTAGAACTTAACGCACGTTCAGGTAACAGATATACAGAACATATACAAGCACATTTTGGAGTAACACCACAAGACGCACGTTTACAACGTCCAGAAGAATTTGGAGGTTCAGTATCAACAGTACAATTTAGCGAAGTATTACAAACAGCAGATACAACAGATGGAGACTTAGGAACAATGGGTGGACACGGTATCACAGCGTCAGGCAGTCGTAAATCTTCATATTATGCACAGGAGCACGGATGGATATTCGCAGTCATGTATGTAGTGCCAGATAGTAGCTACTTCCAGGGTATACCTAAAAAATTCGATAAAATAGATCGTTATGATTACTACCAACCTTTATTAGCACATATCGGAGAACAACCAGTAAAACGTCGCGAAATATTTGCAACAGGTGTAAATACAAACGATAATACAACATTTGGATATTTACCTATATATGATGAATATAGACACGAAACAAACAGTGTACACGGATTAATGAAAACAGACTTAAAGCACTGGCACATGTCCAGAGACTTTGGAGTAAATACACCAGCATTAAATAATTCATTTATATCATGTAACCCGACAGACCGTATCTTTGTGGAAACAGAAGATGCAGAACAAATCATTGCACACGTCTATAACAAAGTAAACGTCGGAAGAAAAGTACCTTATTACGGTACACCAATGGGAATTTAGAAATCACCACTTAATTAACTATAAAAGAAAAACAAAATGGAAAACAAGACAGTAAAAGCAGTAATCGCTAACCTAACATTCACAGTGGGTCAATTAGAGGAGATTAAAAGCAACATTAACGATACCATGCGGTATATAAAAAACAACACAGAATGGGATACAAAAGACGCGGAGGAGGATTCAAAAAACGAGTCAGAAAAGGACGCAAACGTAATAGTGGAATAAACAAAGCGCGTTTATCGCGCGGAGGCATCAGACTTAGTTAGTATGTGCCTTACACCAATGACAATACGCAGAAAGCAATTAGGACCAGATGGTTCAATAACGCGGACTGTAAATTGTGGGCGGTGTGTACCATGTCTACGCAAAAAGCAAATAGACTGGTGCTTTAGACTAAACAAAGAGTTATTAAACTCGGAGTCAGCGTGTTTCCTAACGCTAACATATGACGAAGAAAACGCACCCTTTACAGAAGGTGGTTTTTCGCTGTTAAGGAGCGACTTTCAGAAATTTATGAAACGCCTACGGAAACACGCTAAAAGCACTAAAATAAAGTATTATGCATGCGGTGAATACGGCAGTAAAACAGAACGTCCACATTATCACGCTATAGTGTTTAACCTACCACGTCCTTTTGATAAGTATATATTAAAGGCATGGAAGTACGGACACATACACGTAGGAACAGTAACAGAACAAAGCATTTTCTACACGACAAAATATGCCCTCAAAGGGTTACGGAGAAAAAATGCATGGGACTACGACGCCAGAGGCAGAGAACCCGAGTTTCAACTAATGAGCAACGGACTCGGCATTAACTATGTTAAAAACGAAATAGTAGACTATTTAAAAGTAAACGGAACTAAACTGTTAACAGTACAAGGCGGAGCCAAAAAGAAACTGCCAAGATACTATATAGACAAAATGTTTACAGACCCAGAGGAAAAATTACTTTGGACAGCCTCAGCAAATGCAGAGATAAAAAACGAACAGGAAGAAATAACAGATAAAGAACGTAGAGAATTAATAGCACTACATGAATACAGAAACAAACGCGAAATAGATAAAGGATCAATATGACAGGTAAAAACATTAAACTTATTTTCATTATCTTAAAGGAAATTATACTATTAATAAAATTATTAAACGATGAGTGGGACAAAGAAGAGTCAACCGAAAAAACGCCGTAACTGGCGAAACACATACCCCGACCAAGGGGAAATCAACGAAGAAGAATCGAAGACTATGCCGGATATGGCGATTAGTCCCCGTACTATTATTGAGAACCATGTACGAGGTATTAACCCGATTACGGGAGCAGTCTTAGACAACGGGGTATATTATGGTAATAATATACTACCACACGAAAAAGATTTAACTTTTGAGGAATTACGCTTGAAACGCCAAGCATTAGAAAACCAATTAAATGAACTCCAAGAACAA